ACACCTCGGCTGATCCATCTGGGTGAATGAACGCCCAGCCCTGAGGACTAACCCCATGGTGGTCATCGTTCCATACTGAGGCTGCTGCTCGCCTTCAGTCGCAAACGACTCATTAACGTAGGTGATCCGATGCTCTGGAGCATCGTCACAGCTTCTGGTAATTAGATCGCCAAAGTGGCTTACCTCTGCAACCTGCGTTGACCATTCAAACGCCTCTTCGTCTTCTCCGGGGGTGCCGGGGTTCCAGACCTGCGTCACACCAACATTCACTGTGTGATGGGCAGTAACGTCCAGCGCTCCTCCCAAAGTTACCCTCATTGGGTTGCCAGAACTCAGCCTTACGGTGATGTCAAGAGTTTCGCCATCGCTCCACTTGTCGGCATTGTTAACCGTGTCTGGGTGGGTCTGGTTAATTCGATACGTGTGAGGCTGCCAAACAGCTCGGTTCCCCCACTGATCTGGTTCGGCCAGGATGTAGGAATACGCCTGGACAAAGAGTCTGATCTTCTTCTCCTGTGGTCTTCCCTGGCTGTCAATCCACCGCTTGGTGACCGTCATGTCGTTCTGACGGTACGTGTTATGGGGCAAACCTTCTGGGCTACCTAGTAACTCCCACCGCCAGGCGTGTGACTTGCCGACCCTTTCAGGCGTCCAATACTGCAAGTTGACGGCATACGGCCTTCGTTCCTCGGTGTAATAAGGCGGCTGTGCTGGCGTCCCAGCTCGCTTGACCAACTTGCTGTCTTCAGTTGCTCTGGTGCTGACTGGATAACCAGACGCGCTTACCGTAAACGGTCCAAACGCTCCAGCAAGAACGCTACGCATCTCGACGTTATTTGCCTTGGCATCAAGGATGATCGCCTCTGTTGGATTGCGTGTGATGTAGGCGCTGCAAATAGGAACGAACCTAAACTCCCACTCTTCATTAATGCGGCCTGGTTGCACACGGATGTAGTTGAACTGGTCAACAGGAGACGATCCCTTAACTCCAAAGACCACGGGGATCTTCTCAAAGTCGCTCAGGTATTGATCACCTGCTCTCCTGACTTGAATTTGAAAGTAGCTGTACCTAGTGAAGTACAGCTGCATCTGACCAGTGGTCAGCGAAACATTGTCCTCATCCGATTCCTTCAGCTCCTGTGGTGTAGGCGTAGTGCTGAAGTTCGCCAGGCCATTCATACGCGCCCAGACGTTCGACTTGATGCCAAACTCAAAGAACTCTGAGCGCTTTTGCGTACGGATCGTTGCCAGCTCGGCACGCATCAAGGGGTAGAAGTTCGCCTGCACGTGGTTCAAGGCGTCTCGCTCACTTCCGCCTTCATTCAGTGGCGTTCTTTCAATCAACGCTTCAGACAAAACACCAACGGTCTTGTTGCCGAGCGTGTTGATGCACTCCATGTAGACGTCCACAGAGTGACCAACAGGGCCATCCTTCTCGTCTGGGATGAAGATCCCAGAGTCATGAACCCCACCGTTGGCCAACACAGAGCGACGAGTCACTCGCCACATGGCCTGGCCGTACATGATCTTTTCGCCTACCTGCAACAGGCCATCAGCTCTAATCCTCTCCTGAGCAGACTCCTGGGAGGCATCCTCCATCGTGATGCCGTTGTTGTAGATCTCCTTGTAGTTCACGCTAAGAATGCGGAACCGCGCCACATCTCCTTTCTTGATCTGCACCAAGGAGCGCTGCGAGAAGGTGATCCCATTGATTGCCAGGATTCCCATGCGGCGGCCATAGCCTCTACCGCCACCCTTCATCTCAATGTTGCCCGCGATCTTTCTGCGCTGACTCAAGCTGCGGCTTTCATCCTCCTGGCTTTTGGGGATTGAAACAACCTCCCAGTTGACCTTCCGCTCAGTGCCGTTTGGAATTGGTGAATAGACACCGAACTCGACGTTGCCGGTGGGTGTGTACGCCATGCAAAATGCAGGGCTGTCGGAACCATCGTGAGATGGTGCGACCATTACCTCATCACCGCCCCACACATCAGCAGCGTCAGGCGTGCCACGGCTGCCATAGACAAAATCCCTGGCCCGGATCCTGCCGATCTGGTTGGGGTCGACGTTGTTCCAGTAGATCGCATATTGATGGCTATAGATGCCGTCAAGGATGGTGGTGCCGAGCCAGGTGGCGTTCTCTGACAGATCGCCCATGTTGTATTCACCGACAACGTACATGCACTTAAGTGCTTGATTGTTGCCATGGCTGAGCATCCGCGACCAAACAAGACGCGGTGACACAACAATGCCGCCATGCGCTTCATAACCAGGAGCCTCACCAGACTCAAACCCCTTGAACAGGCCAAAGGGCACAGCAACCGGATCCCCATAAGATTCAATCGCTGCAATCGTGTCAAACCCAAACGTCGGGTTAAAACGAGAAGGCCCCTTCCTGCTTCCAAGCTGACGCTGTTTTATCTCCTCCTGTTGCGCTCCACCAGGCTTAGGCGCCAACAACATGCTGACAGCAGTGAGCGCCAAACCGATCGCAAGGTTGATCAGGATCGGGGTAGCAGGACCGTTCTGGACATCGGGGACGTGGTCGTAAGCTGCAGGTCTGGTCTTTCCGCGCTTGGCGGCTTCAGCGGCAAAGAACCTGTACTCTTCTTCGCTGCAGCCCAGCAGCTCAATCAGCTGCTTTTCATAGGGCAATAACGGTAGCTTCTTGACCTGGGGAGCAAGTGCAGAGGGCTCCACTTCACCTGATTTAAGTTCCTGTTGATGTAGAGGAGACCGTTCTGCCATGCGACCGAAAAAGCCCAGCCGACGGCGGGGTCTGACAGGATTGTGATGTCGCCATTGTAAATGGGCTCTGGGATACGCTCCCCCCAGCCCTTAATGGCCTTAAGGATGGTGCGCACGTCGCTGTTGTACCAGGCATGGTTAAACGGTGGGGTTGGAATCTGCAACTCATCCAAGACCTGATACGTCAGGTGAATGCAGTCGATCTCACCATTGCTTCCGTCAGCGCCTAACCGATAGCGCATCCCAATAAAGCGCTCACACTGTGACACGGCTTGTGATCGGCAAGAGGCCAACAGTTTGCTCATCGATCGAACGCTGCGGGAAGTCAGCACCAACAGCATCAAGGACGCTGTTCAGTTTGAGGATGACTTGCGCCTGATCCCAACCGCCTGATGAAATCTGCCCGACATAACTGAACAAGCGGAAGGGCTCTGGTTCAATGATCCAGCACTGAACTTCACAGATCCAGCTTTCCCTGATCGCCTGCGTTGACCACTCTCTCGCTGGTCCAAGGTTGGGGACGACAATGTCGGCCTCGACGTTGTCGCCAGAGCGACTGACCGTAATCCCGCTAAACCCAAACGGCAGAAAAGAGTATTCGTCTGACGTCGAGCCATCAGGCAGCTGCACCTCTTTATTCAGGTGGTAGTTCTGAAAGAGGTAATTGTTGTGGTTGAAGGCCATGTAATGGCCAATCGTAAGTTCAATCGACATCAGATGAGACCAAGACGTTGACGAGTGGATTGAGACATACGCAATGTGCGGAACGCCTTCGTTTCACCAGCTTGGCTGGCTTGAGCAATGATGCCCGGCAGTTGATCCTTGCGGATGTACTGATCATCTCCGATCTGCGTGATGCCACCAGAGATGTTGACCTGAAGCGGCATTGAATCCATGAGGTCCAGTCCGCTAGAACCACCTGCAGGATCTGCACCGTCCACAACAGAACTACCTCTGGCTCCGGCGTTGTAACGCGCCATCGCCCCAGGCATTTTGTTTTCAGGGATGACGTACTCGCGGCTGCCGCCTTCACCGACGATGGCGCGGGTGGGGCTGGTGACGTACCCACCCTCGGCAAACAGCTTTTGACCTCCAAGGAATCCACCAGCGCCTTTGCCTGCACCGCCACTGCTAAAAGCTTCTAGGACTGTTAAGAACAACTTCTGCGCCAGCATCTGGGTCGCCATGTCGATGAAGGCCCTGCCAATGTTTTCAAACATCCGTGAGAAAGCTTGCTCTACGGTCTCGGTTCCTTTTATAACTCCAACGATTGAGTCACTTAAAGCGGTAGAAACTTCGTTGACAATAAAACCGTATTTTTCAAAGAGCTGTTGCTGTCTTAATAGCTTTTGCTCAGCTTGGTCTAGCAGGTCTAACTCCTCTTTTCTTTGG